TTCTGCTCGACGAGAGCTTCGACGGACTCGACCCGGCGAAGAGGAACCTCATCAAGAATCTTCTGCTCGAATACATGGCGGAGGAGGAATGCTCGGTCATAA